GTCGGCGCGGGCGAGCCGCTGAACCTGCTGCGCCTGGCGACTTGACTCCGTGCGCACGGAAGTTCATGCACAGCGTCAGCTTCCCCAAATTCCCTAGCGAGCGACCCAAAGCCCCGGCCACCCCCGGGGCTTTCGCATTTGCGCGCCCGCCGGCCGGAGACCGTCATGTGACCCTGGCCGCCGAAGACGCCGCCAAGATCGTCGCGACGGCGGTGAGCCGCCGCGCGCCGAAGGATCGGCCAGTGTTCCTGCGCGAGATGGCCGCCCACATCGCCGCCAGCCTGGTGACGATCGAGGGGAGCCCCCAGCGCGGCCGAGGCTATCTACCGGCTGGCCGACGCCGTGGTGGCGAGAGGATCCACACCCACCTTTCCTGACTTCCGAGAAGGGTAGTTTCCGGAAGTCAGACGACCAATTAAGCCCTTGAATCGCAGGGCCTATTGTCCTGGATCACCGGACGAACCTCGCCGCTGGGTCATCGCAAGTGTGTGAGCTGGCGACAAACCGAGGATTTCGCACGCCAGCGCGTACATCCGCTCAAACGCGGCGTCCAAGTCGTCGCCCTGGACCGTCACCGCGCTCGACATCGCGGCAGGATCATCCTGCGCGGCGTCGACCGCCGCGCTGTAGGCGATAACCGCCGTCGCGAGGTCTCTACTCAGATTTCCCATCCTGGAGCTCCCATGGCCGGAACCGCGATCGCGCGGCTTCCGCCGGCGGAGATCTCCAGCACACTACCCCAGCTGGTCGAGTCCGCCCGCAGCTACGCCGACAACGGCATGGCTGACAGCACCAGGCGCGCTTACAGGAGCTCTTGGACGGGCTTCACCAGCTGGTGCGCCAGCGTCGACATCGCGCCGCTCCCGGCGGAGGCTGCCCATGTCGCATTGTACCTCACAGCCCGCGCGCCCTTTCTGGCCGTGCCGACGCTGGCGCGAGCACTCGCGGCGATCGCCGCCTTCCACAAGGACGCCGGCTATACGCCGCCGTCGCATCCGGACCTGGACCGCGTGTGGCTCGGGATCCAGCGGGCCCACGGCCGGCCGCCGCGCAAGAAGCGCGCGCTGGTGGTCGAGGATCTCCGCCGCGTGCTCGCCAAGCTTCCGGCGAAGCTCACAGGGATTCGCGACCGCGCCCTCATCCTGGTGGGCTTCGCCGGCGCGCTGCGCCGCGGCGAGCTCGCCCGCCTGACGCTCGAAGGTCCTGACGCCGGCGACGTCTGGTGCCAGTTCGTTTCCGCCGGCATCCTGATCCACGTCGACCGGGCGAAGGGCGACCAGAAGGGGAAGGGCGCGATCGTCGCCATCCCCTACGGCGCGAAGAACTGCCCGGTGTCGGCGCTGCAGGCCTGGCTGGCCGCCGCGGCGATCACCGCCGGCCCCGTCTTCCGGGCGATCGACCGCCACGGACGGATGGGCGCCACGCCCATCACCGGCAAGACGGTGGCTAATGTGGTGAAAGCCGCCTGCGAACGCGTGGGCCTGGATCCTACCGTCTTCGCCGGCCACTCGCTGCGCAGCGGGTTGATCACCAGCGCCAGCGACCGCGGCGCGGCGCCGCAGGTCCTGCAGGCGCACGCCCGACATTCGAAGTTCGACACGACCGCCGGCTACATCCAGGCCGCCGGCCTCTTCACCCGCAACGCGGCCGGGAAGGTGGGTCTGTGAATAGAATGCTGGGCCTGTCACTCGTCTACGCAGCCGCTTTCTTCGCCAGCTATGGCTTGGCGAGCTTCATCAGCGACGCGGTCCAGGCGGGCCTGTGACGTGCTGAGAGAGCCGCCAGCCTGCCAAGCATGCGGCGGCATCGGCGCGTGCAATGTTCGCAGGTGTCCAAGCCTCGCTCCCAAGAGCGATGCTGCGCTGACTTCGACCTTGACCGTCAAGATGGTGTGCGGAACCTCGCGGTTCGACCACTGGGCCAACGTCGCCACGTGGCTGGCAAATCGCGGAGTCTCGCCGGATTTCCTGATCTGGCTCACCGGCCAATGCTGGTGGCTCTTCTTCCGCATCGAGGTCGGCTGATGGCCGACTCCGCCGCCGAGGTCGACGCCATCGCCGACCTGGTCAACCGCGTCACCCTCGACCGGATCAACCCCGAGCGCTTCCACCAGCAGCGCGACGAGATCGCCAAGCGCCTTCGGGCCATCGCCCGCGACCTTCGCGGCGACGTCCGCCGCAAGCCCAGCACCACCTGGAGAGCCGATGGCAAGCAACCGCGATAAAAGCTCTTCGGGCCTGCCACTGGTAACGATCCATTTCGTGGTCTTCCTGGTCCTCAAGCTCACCCACGTGATCACCTGGTCGTGGTGGTGGGTCACGGCGCCGCTGTGGATCAGCTTCGCCGTTTGCCTCCTGGTGATTGGCGTCGCCGCCTACATCGAAGCGGCGACCAGCCGGTGAACAGCGTCGTTGTGCTGATGATCACGATCGGGCGCTGCACTACCGCGACCTTCGCCCAGCGGTCACGAGCGATCGGTCTGGCGCTCCTGCTAGGCGGTGAAGCTGCCTACGACGAGGCCTGCCGTTGAGCGATCCGCTTCCTCCCGGCCAGCTGAAGCTCGCCGGCAAGGTCTACATGCCCGACGGCCGCGGCTCGATGGTTCCGCTCGAGCTGGTGAAGCCCGAGCATCGGCTGCAGGACGACGTGGTGCGCGACCTCTTCGGCCAGGCCGAGACGGTCTCGGCCGAGCTGGCGGCCTTCATGGTCTCCGCGCGCCTCCAGGTCCGCGCCTTCCTGGACCTGGTCGTCGAGAAGTATGGCGCCAAGGCCCGGCCTGGCGGCGACAAGGGCAACGTCACGCTCCAGACGCACGACGCCCTGATGAAGGTGCAGGTGCAGGTCGCCGACCTGATCCGCTTCGACAGCGCGGCCCTGAAAGCCTGCCAGCTGCTGGTCGAGGAATGCCTCACCGACTGGTCTTCGGACAGCCAGGCCGAGCTGCGGGCGATCGTCATGAACGCCTTCCGGCTCGACAAGGCCGGCCAGATCAACCGCGGCGCCCTCCTGGGCCTGCTGCGCCTCAACATCACCGACGAACGCTGGATCCGCGCCATGGCGGCGCTGAGGGACTCCATGCAGGTCGACGGGTCGAAGGACTATCTGCGCTTCTACCGCCGCGCCGACCTGAAGGCGCCCTGGATCGCGCTCTCGCTCGACGCGGCCACTGCCTAGGCTCGATCGCCGCAGCCCCGAGGCTGCCGCCTACAGGCGTCTCTACAAGACCCGCCGATGGGCCATGGCCCGCGAGGCCCAGCTCAGCCGCCAGCCGCTGTGCGAAGAGTGCATCAAGGCCCGCATCGACTGGCCCGCGGCCGCCAACGTCGTGAACCATCGCATCCCGCCCAAGGGCGACACCAAGCTCTTCTGGGACCCAGCGAACCACCAGTCCGTCTGCAAGCCCCACCACGACGGCCCGATCCAGCGCACCGAACGCATCGGCTTCAGCCCCGCCGTCGACGACGCAGGCTGGCCAGTCGACCCCATGCATCGCTCTAACCGCGCCGAGCCGTCGTGGCCCGTGCGGCAAGCCAAACACCACCCCAGGTAGGGGGGGTCAAATCTCTGGCGCTGTAGTTTCAGGGACCGGCGTCCAAGGGAAACGCACGCATCCACAATTGAGAACATGACCTAGCCAGGAGTTGGGAATGGCCAGGCCGAGGACGCCGGTGGCGAAGGCCAAGGCGACGGCCGCCGACGTCAAGAACCCGGGCCGGCACAAGGGCCGCGCGGCGCCGAAGGGCGTCGCGCCGCTGGGCGCCGCGCCGATCTGGCTCGGCCACTACGGGATGAAGGCCTTCCAGGCGTTCAAACGCGAGCTGCCCTGGCTCAAGGAATCGCACAGGGTCCTCGTCGAGCTCGCCGCTGGCTACCGCGGCGTGATGATGAACCCCGATCCCGAAGTGCGGCTCGGCCTGCAATCGGCCCAGGAGCTGCGGCGCTGCCTGGCCCAGCTGGGCGCGACGCCGGCGGACGAATCTAAGGTGTCCCTCCCGGATGGCGGCGAAGAAGACCCGGACGACGCCTTCTTCGGCGGCGGGAGCTCCAGCACGCACTGACCAGGTCGCCCAGCTGCTCGCCGCCGGCGACCGCGCCACCGCCTATGCGGTGGACGTCGTCGAGGGCAGGGTTGTCGCCGGGCCCCACGTCCGCAACGCCTGCCGCCGGCACCTCGACGACCTCGTGCATGGGCCGGCCCGCGGCCTGGTCTGGGATCTCGACCAGGCGAAGCACATCTGGGCCTTCTTCGAAGGGGTCCTGAAGCTCAGCGAAGGCCAGTTCGAGGGCATCCCCTTCAAGCTCGCGCCCAGCCAGGCGTTCAAGGCCGGGGCGATCAACGGCTGGCGGCGCGCCGCCGACGGCACGCGGCGGTTCCGCCGCGCCTACGTCGAGGAGGGCAAGGGGAACGGCAAGTCGCCGTTCGCCGGCGGCCTCGGCCTCTACGGCCTGACCGCCGACGGCGAGGCCGGCGCGCAGATCTACGCGGCCGGCGCGAAGAAAGAACAGGCGGCCATTCTATTCGCCGACGCGGCGAAGATGGTCCGCAAGTCGCCCGCTCTACTCAAGCGCCTGAAGTTCTCGGGCGGCGTCGGGCGCGAATACAACATCGCCTTCCTGAAGGCCGGCGCGTTCTTCCGGCCGATCTCCAGGGATGCCGGCAAGACCGGGTCGGGCCCGCGCCCGCACTTCGCGCTCTGCGACGAGGTGCACGAGCACCCGAACCGCGACGTGATGGAGATGCTCGAGCGGGGCTTCAAGTTCCGCCGCCAGCCGCTGCTGCTGATGATCACCAACTCCGGGTCGGACCGAAACTCGGTCTGCTGGGAGGAACACCAGCACGCGGTCCGCGTCGCCGCCGGCACCCGCACCCCGGACGCCGCCTTCAGCTACGTCGGCGAGGTCATCGACGACACGACCTTCGCCTTCGTCTGCGGGCTCGACCCCGGCGACGATCCGCTCACCGACCCGAGCTGCTGGGCCAAGGCCAATCCGCTGCTGGGCGTCATCCTGACGTCCGAGTACCTGGCCGGCGTCGTCGCCCAGGCCAGGGCGATGCCCGGGAAGCTGAACGGCATCCTGCGGCTGCACTTCTGCGTCTGGACCGACGCCGACCAGGCGTGGATCTCGCGCGAGACGCTGGAGGCGGTGCTCAGCGACTTCGACCCCGCCGAGCACCACGGCAAAGAGATAAGCCTGGGCGCCGACCTCTCCGGCACCCGCGACCTGACGGCGGTCGCCCACTGCGTCGAGACCGGCACGGTCACCCGCATCCGCGAGCAGGACGGCGAAAAGGTCGAGGTCGAACTTCCGACCTACGATGCCTGGATCGAGGCCTGGACGCCCGGGGACACCGTCGAGGCCCGGGCCCTGGCCGACAGCGCCCCCTACGACGTCTGGGTCAAGCAGGGCTTCCTGCGCGCCCCGCCGGGCCCGCAGATCCGCCTCGACTTCGTGGCGGCCCACCTGGCCGGCCTGACCCACGACTTCGTGGTCCGGCTCTTGGCCTACGACCGCTACGCCTGGCGCAGGCTCGAAGACGAGCTGGCGGCGCTGGGCGTCGAGATTCCGCAGGCGGAGCATCCGCAGGGCGGCAAGCGCCGCGCGCGGCCGAGCGAGGAGCAGCTTGAGGCCGCCAAGCGGGCCCGCCGCGATCCGCCGGACGG